TCTTGGCGCAGTAAATGTCATATTGCCTCCAGAAGATATATCGCATGTTCCTCCAATATCAGCATTAAAATTGCCTCCTACCTGCATAGTAGCGTTACCACCAATATCTGCGGTAACATTGCCGCCAATTTGTGCGGTAACATTCCCATCTACAAACAAATTAACATTGCCTTGAACATATACTGAATCATCACCAATTACGACACTAAACTTATCTCTCTGGATTCGTTCGGAACGGTCTCCAGCAGGTCCCCATTCTGTGTAAGAGCCCGAGCGATGGTACAAGTGTATCCTCTCGGCTCCTTTCGTGTCATCAAACTCCATGGCATGCCCGGATTCTGATTCATACACATTGTTATACGGGTAAACTGCCGCATAATGTGAATTTGGTTCTACTTTACTTGCTTTATTTGCCGCTTTACTTTCATTGATGGGTGATGGAAAATCAGCATCATTTCTTGCCAAGCGTGAGGTGCTTGGTTCATCTAATCGTCTTGGGTATAATGTAGGTGATTCTGATGGTTTAACTGGTGCAGTTGCTAATTGTGCATCAGTTCTTCCATCACTAAAAGCTTCTTGTGAGTTTCCTGCTTTTAATGGAATACTAGGAAAAGAACCTAATACAATTGGATCTTGGCCATTTTCTCCATCAGCAAAAAATCCAAACACCATATCACCCTCTTTTGGAGTATATGTGTTTGTATTATTTAAAGGCATCACCGGCATTGCCCAAGGCAACGCATCGGTTGGTAAGTGCATTTTATTTTCAGCGTGCCAACCAACACAACGCACACGAAGCCGACCAAGTTTTAATGGGTCTTGTCTGTCCTCTACGACACCAATCCACCAAGTAAAACCGTTTTTACCAGCAAATTCTTTAGATTCTTCGTTTTTAACCATATTAATAGTTTAAAATTTCTTCTTGTTGTTCTGCATCGCTTCCAGAAATGAATCCTATATCAGATGAACTAGAAGCAACCTCAATGATTGTTTCATGTTTTTCAAATCCAATAATTTGTCGTGATGCTATAATGATATATTTTCCGTTAATACTTTTGTCATCGCCTCGTGAAGAACCTACAATTGGAGCATTTACATTTACATTAAATCCTGAAGATAACTGGAAGTTTCCAGGCATCACAATTTTAAGGCGCTTAGACATTAAGTTTTTAATAATTGCTTTTCTTTGAAATGACCAGCTTTCAACACTTTCACCTTTTGATAAAGAACTAGAATCTCTTTTTTTAATATATTCACTATACTGTCTGTTAAAATCAAAAATACTTACCACTTTACGAGAGTTAAATGATTGTGCATTTAAACCGCCATCTCTATTTTGTATTTGTGTATAATTAGGTGTATCATTACCATGTTTCATATTTGAATAGTGGTCACCATACGATACATTTTTCGTGCTAATTGTTCTTGTTACTGGATCAAATCCAATAAATTTACCTGCATTTACACCAGAGCGAGTTCTTTCAATGTTATCATTCATTGATACCACTTCTAAACTTCTAGCACCACCCATATTACCAAATGGGTTTTCTCCTTTAACATTTTTCGTTTCGTAAGTAACATCAAGTATTGCTGGTTGAGTTAGCAAAGTTGAAAGAGTTGCAAAATTAAAACCGGCTACATTCTGAAAAAACATAAAATTTGGGGACTGTTTAGAATCTAAAGCCCGTTTTGCACACCACTCAATCGCTTCTAGTGGCCGAAGATTTGGTATTACAATTTTTTGTATACCTGAAGAAAATTCGTAAGTGCCTCCTAAATTGTTTTCAGATACCTTTAAATAATCAACCAAAATCCTTTCAACTATTTTGGAATAGTTTGCTTCATAAGATTGATTTATTCTTTGTTGGTCAGAATACATTAATTCATCCGAAGTAAAATGAAGTAAGTAACTTTCTAAACCAGGCCGACTACTTTGCCTTTCAGTTTGTTTATAGATACGAAATGCTTTTTTAAAAGTTAAAATATCAGAATCTTTATCTTTTTTAATTGTAATTAAAAGTGATTCTGAGCCGTCAAATAAAAGTTTACTAGAAAGGCCAATGGCATCATTAATGACTATGTTTCCGCTTGTTACGGATAAAAACATCGTATCAAAAATGTTTATTTCTCCATAAATATTTTTAATGTCAATTTTACCACCTTTAGTTACGATGACCAACTCATCTAAAAAAAACTGAGTTGATTTTAGCAGATTCAAACTCATAAACGAACTACTCTCTTAAATTCTTTTTCAATTTGTGGTAAAAAATCAGATTTAATTAAATTTATTTCACGCTTGGATTCATTTAAATTGGTCTCATATGTATAGTATGATTGTGTTTCTTTTGTTGTTACAACTCTTACAGATTCTCCAGCTTGCGTGGTATAAGTGTTAGAACCAGTAGTAACATTGGCATAAGTGTTGGCATCTATTGTAATTTTTTCTGTTGTGATTGTGCCATCATTTGCGGTAGATGTAATTACTTTAAAATAGCCTTGAACATTGTTTTCGCTTAGCGCCCAAGACAAACCTGATTGAGCAGGAGTATTTGCTGTTCCATTTGCCGTGTATTTTTTATCAATATAATCAATTAGCGTATCACTCTTTAGAGGCCAATCAAATTGTGGGTCAATAATATTATTGAACAACAAAACAACCCAATGATATTCCACATTGCCATAATATTTGTCGGCTATGATTTCAGGAGTATCACTATCTTGAACCTGATACGGATAAAAAGCGGATGTATTTTCTTTTAATTGAGAGTCAAAAGCAAACCGAGCTATAATATTTGTAATAGCTTCTACACCATTAACATCATTGTTACTGGTGTAAAATGTTTTAGGAAAGTAATTAAAGTATTTTGCCATTTTTTACCTAGTTACAAAAGCGGCTTCTGATCCGTTAGCTGGTGTTATATTATCAACACTTTTTGGTTCCGATGTTGATGGTGGAGAAGGGTCATTTGGTGTATTTTTAGTTAGATAGCTTGTTTCTTGGAATTGTAAAGACATTTGTATAGCAACTGGCATACCTGTTCCACCACGAGTAGCATTTTGACCTGGTACTTCATATGCAGAAAAACCGTTTGGTGCATAGTTAACTTGTATTGATTTTAATACACAATTACCAGTTTGTGGAATATTTTCATTTTTTTTACCAGCATAATAAAACCCTATATCAAATTCTGACGGAGGTATTAACAAACTTCCAGCCGAACCTTGGTCAAATTCTGGAGCTTGGTGATACTGCAATGAACTAATAATTTTTTGAACTTCAACAGCTTCTCTTTCATCTCTTGGATAAAAAACAAAATCATATTGAAAAGAACGAAATTGTGGTGCTCGGTACAAAACTTCCAATAAAGGATTTACAACCGCTCCAGTTGCTAAAAATCCACCTAAAGCACCAACCGCACCTAAGCGTTTATTTGCTTCTGATTGTATTACAGCTGGTATTGCTTTGATTGCGGCTGTAAAAGAGCTTTCTTCTTTACCTATGGTGCCTGCTGCTGCAGCTCCAGCAATTCCGGCTGCAGTTGAGGATAAACTTAAATTTTCATAATCCTGTTGATAGTCAAATTGCAAAGTATCTGGCATATACAAAGCAATAATTTGTCCTGTTCTTGTTGTTTTTCTAATACCTCTTACCAAATCTCCACTATTCGTTAAAGATTTTATATTGTCCCTATTAATTACCTGTGAAACTGCTCCGCTTACATTAAATATGTTAGGTTGTCCAAAAGGATTATTAAAATTTCCTATAGCGCCTTTAAATGAATTAAAAGCACTCCCAACAGAACTTGTTAAATTACCAAGAACACCGCCCGTTAAATTATTAATAGCTCCGCCAGCTTGACCAACAGCATTTTGAATTCCATTAGCCAACTCACCACCAACATTTGTTTTTACTGCATTACGAGCAGAATTCAAAACATCTGTTACCGCACCAGATATTGGATTTTTAAGTGCAGCTGAAACTGCATCTGAAAAACCTGTTGGTGTAGATTCATTAGATGCTTTTGAGGCCTCTTGTTTTTTAATGTAGATGAGCATGTAATGCCCTTTATCTGCATTTCCAATGTCTAAAGGGTATCTTAGAGTTGTTGTGGCAAATTTATTGTCCACTAGAGGCTGTAATGGACCCCTAGAATCACCTTTTTTAAATTGAATGTCGCCAAAGCCAAATAAAGGCATGTTTAATCCTTTGAAGTAAGATAGATAGTATTTATGTCATATAAAGGATGGTTTAAACCAAAAAACCCAAACAAATACAAGGGCGATGCCAATAACATCGTCTATCGGTCGTCATGGGAATTGCGTGTGATGAAATATTTAGACGACCATCCAAGTGTTCTATGGTGGGTCTCCGAAGAGCTGCCAATTCCATATCGGTCACCAATAGACCAAAAGGTACATCGTTATTTTCCCGACTTCATTGTTCGTCTAAAACAGGCAGACAATAAAGAAATTACTGTGGTTCTAGAGGTGAAACCATACAAACAAACTCAAAAGCCCACACAGAAACGCCAAACAAAAAGGTTCATCCAAGAAGCCATGACCTATGCCGTTAACCAAGAAAAATGGCGAGCAGCCAACCTATTCTGTAAAGAACACGGATGGCAGTTTAAAATAATTACTGAAAAAGAACTTGGACTTTGAGATAAATACAAGATGGCGTATTTACTAGACAGAATTAA